GCCCTATGTCGAAGGAATGGGCGAACCTCATTATCCCTGTTGAGCATGATGGTGAACTGTACTGTGAGGAAATTCTGCCGAAAGATGCCTTTGAACGGCTCAGAGAGGGCATGGACACCAACATCTTTGAAGCGAACTACTACCAGAAGCCGCTTGATGTTGAGGGCAGATTGTTCACCGATTTGAAAACCTACGATACACTCCCAGAAGGTACAGAGAGTGTCATTGCATACTGCGATACGGCAGATGAAGGTGACGATTACCTGGCTTGCGTGGTAGGCAAGGTGAAAGATGGCGAAGGTTACATCACGGATATTTACTTCACACAGGACAATATGCAGATTACTGAACCTGCCACGGCTGAACTTCTGTATCGCAATGGCGTTACCAATGCAAAGATTGAGAGTAACAACGGCGGTAAGGGCTTCGCTAGGAACGTAGAGAAGCTGATTTGGGAGAAGTATCACACGAAGCAGGTGAATATCACATGGTTCCACCAGACGGAAAATAAGATGGCGAGGATTCTCACAGGCTCTACATTTGTTATCAACCATGTGTACTTCCCTGAGAAGTGGGATAAGAAGTGGCCTGAGTTTTACAAGGCTGTCATGGGCTTCACCAAAGATGGCAAGAACAAGCATGATGATGGTGTCGAAGCCTTAGTGGAGTTTGGCAAAATGATTACAGGTGATGGCTCAGTCAACTCTTACATAGAGTGGATGCGCCGTATGCAGGAAGGTAGGGCTTGAAATGGATAAGGATTTTGAAGAAAAACTGAAAAGAGCTAGTAACAGAATGTTGGCTGTGGCGATAATTAAGTGCATTGAGGAAATCAAGGCACATAAAGATAAAATCGCAGAGTTGGAGAAGCGGATTGAAGCATTGGAGGGGAACAAGGTATGAGACGGGGAATATGCACACCTAGACATACGTGTACATTCAATGTTCAAGCTGAAACATATGAACACTTCCGAGTGACGTTTACCAGAGAGAAGTTTTACGATTGGGAAGAAGTTGAGCATGGTTTCCTCGTACATTCTGATGGAGAATATGCGTTGTGTTTTGGCGAGAAGGAATTAGGTGGCTATTTTAATGTGTGGGAAAAGGTGAAGTGTGATGTTTGAGAAAATTACAGAGGAAGAATGGGAGGCTCTCATATCGTGGGCTATCCGCATGGCGAAGTTTTGGAGCATATCAGCATTGGCGTATATGACCGTCTTTTATCAAAGCACATTGGCTGGTTGGATTCTTGGTTCTCTTGTAGTGTTGTATGGATGGGACAAGTACATGGAGAAGAAGCATGATACGAATAACTGATACGAAACAACAAAACAGAAAAGCCCTGTATATGATTCTCCACAAGCAGGATTTGTGCGAACAGTACGCCAGAGAAATGAATGGCATATCCTTCTTGGGTGCCCAGAACCTTGATGGTATGCCACATGGCTCTAATACTGGCAATCCTACTCAGCAGAAAGCGTTAAAGTTGACGGATATTGAATCACGGAAAAGCTGGATTATCGCTATTGAAGCTATGGAGGACACATTGCCAGAGAACCAAGCTGAGTTTCTGAGGCTTCGGAGAATGGCTGAAACCATGTCGTTCAAAGCCCATGAGAAAGGCAGGCCGTCATGGGTGGCGTATGTGCAGAGCCATTATAATGATTGGTACAACAAGCGATATGGCAAGGAAACTTGTATCAGCGTAGACACGCTGAAGTCATGGCAGGCAAGGATTGTGGAAAAAACAGTACGTATTGCTATCTACAACGGTTGTTTCAGCTTCTAAATCTTTTTTCGTGTAACCTAAAAATACCAATTTTCTGTGATATATTGGTAATATCGAAAAGATTGCAAGGGCGTATCGGCATGGTACGCCCTTTTGTGTTACAGAAAAGCGGAAAGGAGGAAAATATGGGAGTTTTCAACAGTTTGCTGAAGAAAGCCATTGCTAATCAGTTTAGTGTGGCTGATAAAGCACAAACTCTTGCCACGCAACAAGGAGCGACTATAAGCGGTGAACAAACTGTTTACAATCAAGGTGGACAATACTCTCCCTCCAATCCGCTGACACCGCAACATCAAGGATACAACCCTTGGCAGTACCAGTACCAGGTAGGCAGTAACCTTGTGATTACGCCGAGAACGGAGAGAGAGGGCGCATTGCTTCCCTTCAATGTTCTCCGTGATGTAGCTGCCAACCATGACATTACCGCATTGTGCATCAAAATGATGATTGACCAGGTGTGCGGTGATGAATGGGATATTGTTGTGGCTGACAAGAATGACAGAGAGCACTATGAGGACGATATAAAGGCAGTGAAGAAATTCTTCTCCCGTCCTGATAAGGTTCATTTGTTCAACGATTGGCTAAAACCTATCCTGTATGATTGCTTGTCTATTGATGCGGCTTGTATGTTCAAACGGCGCACCAGAGGTGGCAAGCTGTACTCATTGGAGTATGTCGATGGTAGCATGATAAAGCCCTTGATTGACGAGTATGGGCGTGTACCTATGCCACCATACGCCGCATATCAGCAGATAGTGTGGGGGATGCCGTATGGTTCTAGCGACCAGCCTATCACCAAAACCCTTGGCTTCACAGTCGATGAAATCTCCTACAGGCCACGTTATCCGCGTTCTTTCTCAAGATATGGCACTTCACCCATTGAGAATATCCTGATGAAGATTAACATTGCCCTTCGCCGTGATAACTTCAACCTTTCATACTACACCGATGGCACAACGCCTGATGGTGGCATTTTCACTTTTGACAAGGAGGATATGACACCAGACCAGATTGAGCAGTTTGCCACGATGTACAACGATTTGATGAGTGGGCGTTTGAAAGAGCGCATGAAGCTGAAATTCCTGCCCAAAGGCAAGTACACAGCCACGAAAGAGCATCAGTTTGATGTGCAGTACGATGAATGGATTGCACGAATCGTGGCAATCGCCTTTGGTGTGAATCCGCAGCAGTTCATTATGATGATGAACCGCAGTACGGGGCAGTTGCAGGACGAACAACAGACAGAGTTGGGGTTGGCACCGCTTGAGAACTTTTTGAATGAGTGGCTTACAGATATTATCCAGAACGACCTTGGCTATCCTCACTTGAAATTCACCTACATTGGTGAGAAGCGTGAAGATGCGGCAATGTCTATCAAGCGTGATGTTGAGTTTGTCCAGTCTGGCATCTTGACGATTGATGAAGTGCGTAGCCAGAGAGGTATGCCACCTATCACAGGTATGGAAGAAGGTACGCCGCCTATGGTGAAGGTTGGCAATGATGTTATCCTTCTCACCGAAGAATACATCAAGGCTAAAACTCAAGCACAGATTGAAGCCTTGCAGTATGGCAATGTCCAGGCTGGCAATCAATCTGACATGGAGAATAAAATCCGTGAAGCAAGAGCCTCTGAGAAGCCACAGGAGGGCGCAGGAGAAGCCAGAGAAGCCAAAGGCAAGGAAACACCCACAGAGGATAAAAAGGGGGCTGAGAAAGCCCTTGAGAGCGAAATGCGGGATTTCCGGCGATATGTCATTAACCGCTTAAAAAAAAAGAGCAGAGGTAGCCGAAAGTTTGAAACTGAGGTAATATCCGATGAAATGCGTGACGGCATTTATGCAAGGCTTGAAAAGGCTGATACCATTGACGATATTGACGATATATTTGATTCCGCTTTATATGAAGCTAAGGTTTCAATGGCGAAGAAACACGCAGAAGCCGAAATACAGGCAGTGTTTGACGATATTCAGCAAGAGATAATCGACAATCTTGATGGTTTGAGTGAAGAAGATATGGAGACTAGCGGAAGTGCTAAGAAGTACCTACTGTTGCTCCTACTCTTAGGAGACTTGAACTACAGAAAGAGAATTGATGATGTCTTGCGTGATACTCTCAAATACTACGCTGATATTGCCATTGGACAGGCAAGTGAAGAAATCAAGCGTTTGGGCGGCAAGATAACCAAAGGCGAGAGAAAGAAAATCGCTGATGATTACATTGCTGAACGCATGGAGTTCTTGAACGAAGAAATAAATCGTGTTACCGAAGAAAAGCTAGGCAATATGTTTGCTGAAGCTGAATCGGTGGTTGATATACAAACGGGACTTTCTGAGAATTACGCCCTTTCTCAAACCAGAGCAAACCTCATAGCAGATACAGAGTTTCACTCTTTGCAGAATGAGGTAATTGTTCGCATGGCTGAGAAAACGGATAAGGTTGTGGGTGTATGGGTAACAGATGGCGTGTTGTACGACCAGGCGTGTATTGATGCCAATGAATCGGTATGGAGCCTTGAGTATGCACAAACACACCAACTAGAACACCCTCGATGCCATAGACTTCTACACCCCATCAATCAGGAGTTCTTAGATGAATACGGTGGGTTTGATGAAGAATGAATACTAATCATGGGCGAAGCAAGGTAGGGTAAGTTCCTACCACCCATGCTTTTTATGATGTGAAAGGTGGTGAGATTATGGGATTCAATATGAACATGAAACTTTTCAAGATTGACGAAGAACAGAAACTTGTCTATGGCAGGGCTACTCAGGAAGTTCTTGATAAAGCCAATGAAATCATGGACTATGAAAGTTCTAAACCAATGTTTGAGAAGTGGAGCAATGATTTTGCCACCAGAACTAATGGTAAATCTTACGGAAATGTGAGAGTTCAGCACGACAGCAAGCGTGTTGGTGGAAAGATTGCAGAACCGCTTGCTTTCAACGATACCGACAAGGCCATTGATGTATGTG